ATGATAATCATTCTGGGGCTTTTGGTTACTTTGTTAATGAAGCTTTCAAACAGATTGCAGAACTACAATTTAAAAATGTAACTGTAACTAATCATAGAAAGTTTATTAATCATTATTTTGTTGGTGATATTTGCTTTGTGATAACACATGGAAAAGACGATAAGAGTTTGAAGTTTGGATTTAAACCACACTTGGATTTAAAAGGGGCTGACAAAATTGACCAATACTTAAAGCAAAATAAGATTTACAAAGATGCTGAATTAGTTATTTTCTGTAAAGGTGATAGTCACCAAGCTTTATTCGATTTATGTACAAGTGATGACTTCTATTACTTTAACTATCCGGCTTTAAGTCCTTCAAGTAATTGGATTAAAAACAATTTTAAGCTAGGGCGCAGAGGGTTTGTGAATGAGTCTTACAAAGGCTTAAAACATTATCAAAAAATAAACTTTATAAAATGAATAGAGACGAATTCTTAGAAGAAGTTTTGGAAGCGTGTCAAACTTACAGATACGAAGTGATGGAACAATATGTTGAATATTACTTATTGGGTATTACTGATAACTTTGTTAGAATTGAATTGAGATATTTCGATGAACATTCAGAAGTTTGTACTACCTTAGAATTCCAGAACGATGAAGATTTAATTGATACTTTAATTGAAGAGTTATGAATAAAAATAATAGGAAGCAAGTAGTAATTCGGTCGGTAGAGGTTTTAATATGTAGCTTAAGTTTATCAATAGTTTTGATTTGCTTATACAACGTTTAAAACCTACGTAGTCGAAGAGAAAGCCTTAACATTAAGTTGTTAGGGTTTTTTTGTGTTTATATAATACTGACATACTTTCATGACAGAATGTCACAATACCTGACAAAGTGTCTTGTTGGTTCGGAATTAATTAGTATCTTTAAGTATGAAGGGGAAAACAAATTTGCAAGATATATTCAATTGGTTGGTAGACCATAAGGCTGAATTAATGAATAAGTTTATTTACAGCATGATACCAAATAAGAGGGACGCTGAAGACTTCTTCAATGATTTGTTTGTGGTTATGGCGGATAAGGATATTTCTAAAATGTCTAAGATTTACGACAATAACGAAATGTCACAATACATTTATATAATCATTAGAAACAATTTAAAGAGTACAAGCTCAAGATATCACTATACATATAGAAAGCCATTAGGGAGTGAGTATGAAGAAGAGAAGGACTTCAGGTTATCAAACGACTCAATAGATAAATACAGGCTATTAAATGAACTACAGGAGGACTACAGAAAGTTAATGAATAAGATTAAAAAGCATTTAGATAATGAGGTAGTAAAGAATCCTAAGTTTTTCTATGATAAGAAAGTGTTCGAAATGTACTATGAAGACGATAATACATTTAGGGGATTAGGTGAGCTGTTAGATATTCCGATGTCTTCAATATACAATACAGTAACAAAAAGCAGGACTAAGCTAGTTAAGAAGTTTAAAAAGGATATTGAAGTTATTAGGTTAAAGCTTAACAGCTACAATGAAAGCATTTAAACATTAAGGAAATTAATATATATTATAATACATGACTGAGTTGATTTTTAATATAGTTGGGGTTAGTTGGTTAGTCTATAATTCAAACAGTTTTATAGATGAATTTAACACAATCCTGAAGAACTTTAAGAAGGTTGTTTTAATACCTAAGAAGATAGTAAGCTGTTTGATGTGCACTTCTTTTTGGGTTTGTTTAGTAATCACTAAAGATGTTCCGTTGTCAGGTTCAGTGAGCTTGTTAGCCTATTTAGTAGATAAGTATTTAATTAGTACAGATATAAAATTATGAAGAAGAAAGAAATAAGCGCACAGGAAATGTGTGTTGAATTATATTGGAAGTATCACGTAATAGAAAACCCAACAGATGAAGAAGAAGACTAACAAGGCGGTAATTCCGCCACGTTCAAAAAGTGTTAAGAAGAAAGTAGTTAAGAGAATAACTAAAGCACAAAAAGAAGCTATTGAGCTACAAAAGGAATTAGAAGAAGTATGCAGTTGGAAGTCTGTATCTGGTGAGAAGGTTTTAAGATTGTACGATTTGAATAAGAGGATATTTAACGACAACTTTAAACACTGCGCTAAATGCCCAGCAGCTATTAGGAACGTATTTAAGAAGGTTAAAATATACTACGAACAAAATAAGACAGCTTAATTATGAAAACGGAAGACCCTGTTTTAAAACGCTTTGGCTTGAAGAACATGAGTCAGAAATTAAAGTATGATAAGTTCGTTAAGTTTTACATGGTAGACTTTAACGCAGTAGAGGCTTATAAAAAAGTAACTGCAAATCCTAGCAAGTTAAAACATGAATCTATAAAGAGGGGCGCTTATTTATTATCTAAGCATCCTTATGTGGTTTATCAAGTTAATAAGAAAGGTAAAGAATTCGAAAAAGATATGGATAAGAAAATAGTAATGAATAGAGAAAGGATATTGGATGAATTAGAGTTAATATTGAACACTGCAAAGAATAGCGACAACTTAATTGCTGCGCTTAAATCCTTAGACCAATTAAGCAAGGTGGTGGGCGCTTACAGTCCTGAGAAGTTAGAAGTGGAACATAAGGGTGTTACTATTAATTACGTCAAACCTAGTGATAAGTAATGGAAATAAACTTTACACCAACTATAAAACAAGATAAGGTTTTCGAATTATTCGAAGATGAAGAAACAACTGAAATTCTTTTTGGTGGTGGTGTTGGTGCGGCTAAGACTTATTTAATGTCTTCATTAATAACAATCAAATGTTTACAATACGAAGGAATAAGAGTCGGTCTGTGTAGAAATGAATTAACAACACTAAAGAAAACGACGGTTGTAACTTTAATATCTGAAGTTTTCCCAAACTTTGGCCTTATAAAAGATGAACATTATAAATACAATCCTATTGAAGGTAAGATTACTTTCTACAATGGTTCTGAGATAGTATTCCAAGAATTAAGACACATACCTTCAGACCCTAATTATACAAGATTAGGAGGTTTATTATTAACCTTCGCTGTTATTGATGAAGCAGGGGAAACTGAAGCAAAAGGAAAAGAAATATTACAGTCCAGAATAGGAAGGTGGAGAAATGAAAGCTATAAGATTAAGCCTTTGTTAATAATGACATGTAACCCTTCGCGTAATTTCCTATATGACGATTTCTACCTTGCAGACAAAGAGGGAACTTTACCAGAATACAGAAGATTTGTAAATGCTACAGGATTAGACAACCCATACTTAAGTGAAGCGTATATTGAAAACCTTAAAAGAACTTTAAGCCCTTCAGAAGTTAATAGGTTATTGTTAGGTAATTGGGAGAGTCAAGACGACCCTGACAACTTAGTAAGTTCAGACGATATAATTGAAATGTACGACCACTCTATTGAAGTGAATGAAGATTTCACTAGATATATTTCAGCAGATATCGCTTTTAAGCAAGACGGCTGTGTTTTATTTGTTTGGGAAGGTAATACAGTGATAGAGATAATCAAAGTCGGTAGAGGTGAGATTGTATTAGATAAGATTAAAGAAGTGGCTAGGGAATACGATGTACAAACTAGATATATAACTTATGATAGTGACGGGGTAGGTCAATACATTAAACAGTATTTGAGAAGTGCTAAAGCTATTATAAACAACGGTAAGGTTCTTAAGAATGAAAACTATACTAATCTTAAGACACAACTATATTACAAACTAGGTGAGCTAATAAGAGACGGAAAGATTAAGATTAAGACTAACAAGTTTAAAAAAGAACTTGAAGGTGAATTGCTTTGTATCAAAAGAAAGGTTAGAGGCACGAGCGAAAGTAAACAGGAAATTAATAGCAAGGCAGACCAAAAGAAGTTAATAGGACATTCTCCAGATTACGCAGATGCAATGGCTTACAAAATGATATTCGAATACACTAAAGGGAATTTTACTAGAACGTTCTAAACAGTTACAAAAACTTATATATTATACCAATGAGTAAAGAGATTTTAATTCCTACTAAATGGAGCGATGTAACACTTAAAGAGTTTATTGAATTAAGCGCTTTAGATATAGATTCATTCGATTCGCACATAGATTATTATGTGAAGATGCTAGGTGTATTCGGGAATGATAACATAAGCGACATATTAGAATTCGTTAAGCTTTCTGATATTACTGACATAGTAAATCAGATGTCTTTCATGAATACCAAACCTAAAGAGATAGATAAAAAAGAGGTAACTATTAATGGTGAAGTGTTTAGGCTTATTGAGAACATGAATGAGATTACAGTTGGAGAATACGTGAGTATAGAAACATTAATTGAGCAAGGCAACTTGAATTCGATTTCTTCAATACCGGCCATATTAAGCGTAATCTTAAAGCCTGTTAACGAAGTATTCGATTCATCAATAGTAAATAAAAGAATGGAGTTGTTTAAAGAGGAGTTGTCAATTGAAGACGTTCTTGGAATGAGTGTTTTTTTTTCGACTGGCGTAAGGTGATTTCATTTAATTACTCCGCTTTGTTTGGTGGTCACAAAGAAGATGAAGAAGAAGGATTTGCAACTCCTAAATTTAGCGACAGGTGGAAATGGTTCGGAATTATTGAAAGGTTAGCGAGTGGAGACGTAACAAAGTTTGAAGAAGTGTACGCAATAACGTACATAACTGCATTAAATACTTTAAGTTATTGGAAGGAGAGAGACGAATATCATGATAGGTTACAGAAGCGCCAAGATATGATAAATAAACACAGGTAATGAACGAAGAGATAATACTCATATACACACACAAAGCAAAGTTTTCTAATTCTGAAAGGTTGGAATTCGCTGCGTATAAAAGAAGAAAGCCAAAGAATAAGAAAGGAATAACAAATACAGAGTTAAGGTTAATAAGTAGAAAATTAACAGGTGAATTAAAAAACCAAATAAGAAGACAAAGACATATTGACACAGGTAAGATGTTAAGAGTTACAAAAGTTACTGCAACTGTAGGCGCACGAGGTGAATTAGTGGCAAAGGTTTTTTCTACTGATTATTGGAAATATGTTGACGGTAATTTTGACATACTTAAAAACGCAATGAAAACAAGGAAGTGGAAGAGTTACGAAAAGATGTTTAACGAAATGAATAAAGACCACCCTAAAAGAAGATAAGATGAAGATACAAACAGTTAATCAATTAATAAGTGTATTTAAAGACATAAGCACTAGACACTACCAGATAAATGGTTTTGGTGTTGGTGATAATTGGGAGAATGGAGCAAGTGGCGCAAAGATGCACCCCGTTCTTTGGATTAATCCGACAACAGCAACAATGCCCTCGAGCGATAACGGGTATAAAACTTTTGAAATAGATTTTGAAGTTAGGGTTTTTGACTTAGTTAATAAGGATGAATCAAATGAGAATGAAGTACTGTCTGATTGTATTGACATACTTAAAGACATTATAACAGAGTTTAAAGGTCACCCGTACTATGTAAACAGTCAACTGAATATCATTGATGACATAAGCTTTGAAGCGTTTACTGAAGAGTTTGACGAAGAGGTTAGTGGATGGGTTTGTGAAATTTCTTTAATGACTCCAATCTTAACTTCATTTTGTGGTATTCCTTCAGCTGACATAACAGGGTTTGAATTTCCAGGTGTTGATTGTCCAGACGTAAATGTTTTGTGCCCTGTGTTTGTTGAAGACGTTACAGGCGTTTATCCTATTGTTGTAACCACTACGGGA